TATACCACCTAAACTATCTTCATTATACATAGCTAAAAACTGTTCAGGTATAAATTTAATATCATTAGAATTAATAACGTTATTTAAATAATTTTTGTCTTTTTCATCCATCATAGGATTAGATAAATCCATTATTTTATAATTTTTTTCTATACTGTCCATATCATTAAGGATACGAGCATATATAACATGTTCTTTAAGTTTAGCTTCACTAATTTTAAAAATATCTTCTAATGTTAGAATTTGAGTAGATAATTCAGGGAATCTTTTTAATAACCCTTTATCACCTAATCCTCTAACACCTTTTACTTTATCAGAGCTATCACCTAAAAGTGTTTTATATAAGATAAAATTTTGAGCAGGCATGCCAAATTTTTCTTTTACAGTTTCATTAGTATAAAACTCTTTTTCTGTAGGACGAAAAACAATAACATTTTCATTTACCAACTGTATAAAGTCTCTATCTGAAGATACAATAAATATTTTATCTTTGGGTGACTTAGGAAGAACAGACCCTAAATAAGCTATAATATCATCAGCTTCAACTTTATCAATTATAACTGTCTTTAATGGAAGTGTTTTTAAGTAATGAATTACTCTAACAATTTGATCTATTTTAGCATCTTCTTCGTCTTCTAAATTTTCAAATACATCCCAATTAGTAATTCGGGTAATATTTCTTCCTGATTTGTATTCGGGAAGCAAATTCTTCCTATTATGAGAAGAACCTGCTCCGTCGAATACTACATAAACACTACTTGGATTGATTTGACGTATTAAAGCGCCTAATGAACGTAAAAAGCCACCTAAACCCCCAATATGAACACCTGAAGGGTTAACCATGTTGAGCATTGCAAAATTTCTAAAAAACAAATTTAAACCATCTATTAAAAGAATGCGTTGTCCCTCTTCAGTCTCTTCTCCATGCTCCTGGATATTGTCAAGGAGTTTTAGTAATGCTTTTTTATCCATAAAATCAATCCGGTTCGTTAACGTAGGAAGTAATATCTTCGTATTGTTGATCTTCTTCTACTACATTGAAATCTACACCCCCTAAGATGTTTTTCCAAGCATCTGCATGAGTATCTTTATAGTTTTTCAAAGCTTTTTCTGTGTCTTCAATAAAACCATGGGGCGTCATAATTATTTTTCCACGAGTCGTAACACCGTTAATATGATTTTTATCAATTTGGATATTAGTACGTTTTGCAAATTCTACCTGTTTACCATCTTTAATAGCTTTAATTTTAGAGGTACCAGCAGACATAATATTACCAAAAGTAATTACAAATGTAGAATCAAACCACATAGCATAACCACCTTTATTCATTAGTTTAGGTTGGCCCATTGGTACTTCAGGTTTTAAAGTCCATACTTTATTAATACAAACTAAAGTATTGGTATATGGGTAACTTTCTTTACGAGATAAAGTAATACGTTGGTTTACATTATTACCAAATTGAGTAGACATTGCACCTGCATTCCATTCATTATTATTCTTATTTGATTTAATAGATAATTCACAAGGAACAGATCCTATAGAATCCCATAAAAACAATAAATCAAAAGGCAAATTACCTTTCTTTTGTTCATCAAGTAAATCTAAAATAAAAGCAGCTACATCTTCAATTGTATTAATAGTCTCTCTATCAACATAAATAAATTGACCATTATAATCAACTACTTCATTTGTATCTTTATCTACAACTGTATTAACTTCAAGACCCATTTGAATTGCATGTTCCCAATTCCATTTCATCTCAGTAATTATAAACACAGGTAAAACACCTCGTTTTTGAGCTGAAACTGCAGCTTCAATTAAAGCTGTTGTTTTACCAGTATCGGAATGACCACGAAGTAAAACTATATGACCCATAGGAATACCAGGTACTGAAGTTACTTCTTGAAATGCTTCTGAAAGTGGTATCCAATGTTGTTCTTTAAACTTAGCTTTTGAGCTAAGTCCTTTTTTATTTTTAAAACCATCTAAATTGAAATTAGATTTAATTTCAGAGGAGACGGCTTCCGATAAGGATTTAGATTTTTTTCCCATAATTTTTATTTGTTATTAAAATGGAGACTCTTCAGATTGAGTATCTTCATCAAATAAATCATCAAATTGAGCACCCTTAGTTTTCTTAGGAGTAGCTTTTTTACTTAATGAATAATTTGATTTAGCAGTTTCATCTTCAAATGACTCAGCAGGTTCAGAACTAATAGTACCTTCTTCATCACTTTCTTCAGGCGCTAACCATTCTTGAAGTGACTGTTTTACTTCATCATAAGTATACTTTTTAAATACTTTAAGAGGATCAGGTTGTTCATTAAGTAATTTTTCAACTAAACTCTTATTTTCTGATAAAGATGATTCTTTAAGTGAAGTACTAATTGTTGTTTTATTATAAGGTGTACCTGTAACTTCAGGTCCTACTGTATTTAATTTAACATCACGTCCACTAACTATATCAGTAAAATCTCCGATTTCATCATCAGCAGCCATGTTCAAAAAATCTTGATAAACTTCTTTACCAAATTGCCACAATTTTATTCCTTCATTTTCTTCACCACGTACTACTACAGGTGCAAAAATACGAACTTTTGGGTCTAATTTTTTAGCTAAACGCCAGTTTTCCTTATCATTTGTTTGACGTAGTTGTTTTGCAAATTCAGCAATAGGATCTTTTTCACCCCAATTTGCAGGAGAAGCAATTACATTTTTACTACCAATACCATAATAAAACATCATTTCAGTAAATGGAATTTGTTTATTATGTTTAGAAGGTACAACACGAATTACCTGTTTACCTAAAGATGGCTTAAAGAATATATTTTTCTTTTCACCCCCACTACTGTTGTTTGATTGCTTGTTTAGTGACTCCAAGCGCTTTTTGATTACATTTAAATCCATAGTATATAACTTTTAATTGTTTATAACTTAATGTACGAAATAAATTAATTAACTCCAAGTTCTACTATCTTGTAGATCTTAGTATTTAATTGTTTTAACTCATTATTTTGAGTTAATAAAATAGCATTTTTATAATGCTGCCAATTAATTGGGAATTTCGTATCTACTACTCCACCATTTAACTTTTTAATTAATTCGTTAAGGGCGTTTATAGTATATAAGGTGTTTGTATCTTTTTTTCTATGTACTAAAATAGTATTTGAAGGCAAATCAGCAGCATTAACCTGATCAATGTTGTATGTACAAACATACTCATTGTTACTCTTAATAAACAGTACAAATATTTTATTGTACATGATAGAATAACGAGCAGTAATACTGCCTATTAAACCATCTAAGTTTTCGAGTGTAGTGAATGTGCAAAATAACTTATTGTTCAAATCTTTAATGTTTAAAAGGTCAAAATCATAAATGTTTGTCGGTTCATACATATTATGATTCCTTTGTAAAGTCGTATGTGTATCCATAACTCATTTTTATTTGTAAATTGTTAGTTTCAAATACCTTAAGTATTGCGTTAAATGTGTCTTTTTCCTGTTTATCTATATCAAACAAAAACGCATCATAAGTATATAATACTAACTTAGTATTCTTACCCTTCAATAACTTAAATATTTCCCATAATATATTTACATTATTAGAAGTTTCCAAGTTTTGAAGTAAATAATTTAATAACTTTTGCGGATTCATGTCTTCAAGCTTATTCTTATAAAATACATAACCCGAAATAGGACATTTAACTTCCCCCATATATTGAAAGTTATCCCACAAATCGTCTGTATAAGCTTGTACTTTATTAAAAAATTCCAGGTTTTTATATTGGTCAAATATCCCTCCGTATAATTGCCTAAATGTAATTTCTTTTGATTTTTGGTAATCTACTTGATACATTTTTGCAAGCTCACCATGTATGTCTTTATCTTTAAATTCATAGTCTACTAATTTTGCTAATAATGTAGGGTGGTAAGCGCTAATATCAAGCTCTACTAAAGTATCATTACGGGGTATAAAACAATTCCTTACTTGATTTTCTTTAGGTAAAGCAGCATAATTTACTCCTTTAAATCTGTTTGAAGGTCTTGTTGTGAGGGTTTTGAAGTTGTATTGAGTATAGACGAAATCGGAATTTGCATTGTAAAAACTCTCTTTAAATCGCCCTTGATCAATTCGTAAACCACTTCGTTCGATGGCGTTGAATACCACTGTGGTTTTGTTGTTGTAAAATTCGTTGATTGGTTCATTTACTCTGTCTT